GAAACCGTGAATAGTGATCTGCATACAATCCTTGGTCGTTATGTTTGGTTACATGGCCACTAGGTTTGAGATTAACAATAAGTACCCTACCCATTTCCTTAACTTCTAACTTTTCCAACACTGGTCGCATTAATGGTACAAGTGCTGTCTGTAAATACTCCATACATGGGTAGTCATATGATCCTAAATCGTGCATGACGTAGTACAAACTCATCTTTAATGGCCCTCTGACGTATATGCACTCGGTATCTTTGTGTGGTGAGTTAGTTACTTTTTGTCGTGCTGTTATTTCTGTCCATAATTCTGGTTTATCGTCTAACAATTTGAGCAATGGTTTTACATCCAGACCATGTGCTATACGAACAAAATTAAAGTCTGCTGTATGGGTCATATTCAGTCTTACCTGTGGATTCTTTACGTCTTTTAATGTATATATCCTCTGGCACTTTCTTGGCTACTGGCAGGGCAAAGGTTAGTGCTAGTGCATCAGCCAGATCTGGTGACCCTGCTCCCTGCAATCTCTTCTTTATCTGATCCTTACTTTCCAATACACGCCTACCCACATTGTCGTACCAATAAATTGGTGTTGCTAACTCCTGTTTTAAAGCTATGTCGTTTGGTATTGCACCACCTTCTTCTATCCATTCTTTCATTAACCACCACATCTCACTTCTACGATTGATGTATTGCTGTTGTTTGATTGCTTTGCCACCAAACGGTACTTCGATTACGTCATATGACAATTGCCTAAGTCTGTCGATTACACCACTACCTGCACCTGCATCACAAAACACTGCATCTGGTGTATGTTCCTCTATCAGATTGGCTACTCGTGACGCTAATTCCATGTTGTCTATACCTCGATATACAACAGGCTTAAATGCTTGTTTACCTTGCCTTCTAAACACTACAGAACGGTCATCACCAAAACGAGCAGGGTCGATACCAAGAATTACTGGGAACAGCTTCACATGATCTGCTTGGTATACACGTTTTGCTGCGTCCTCTGTGTCTGCCAATGCGATTAACTGGTCATCACCTTGGGCTGAAAAGTCACATAAATATTCCCTTGCAAATGATGTCTCACTCATGTCTCGTTTGAGACGAGTTACCTCGTTAGGATGCAAACTGTCAGTATCAAATACCGTGTATCTCGCTGCTGCCCAGTCGTCCTCCTCTATGGCCTTGTAGTACAACTCAGAGAACAAGTTAATGCCACTAGGTGTACCTATGAATATAGACCAACCTAAACGGTCACTCAACGCTGGTTGAACGATATCTATCCATAGCTCGTTCTTTAACTGAGCTACCTCGTCCATGACTATGCCATCAAGACGCAGACCTCGCATAGCATCTGGATTATCACCACCAAACAATCTAATAATCGCACCATTATGTTTAAACCTGACCGATAGTTCTCCTTCGTTTATCTCAATTACAGACTGCCTACGCAATGGTTCTATCTTTTGTTTCAACCTAGCCCATGCAATAGCTTTTGCCTGTCTCAAGAACGGTGCAACATAAACAAACATGGCTAGTTCTTTGTCTGTCTTAATTGCTTTATCAATCAATTCCATTATTGCCAACTCAGTCTTGCCCGAGCGCCTGTGAAGCGCATAAACCGAAAACCTTTGTTTCTTTACATGGCATTCCCTTTGCCACGTTCTAGGGATGTAATCAAGGGTTATGTTCATCCCTGCGGTAGGCCAGTACTGATAGTTAAATTAATATCTCCTTGTGCATCGACACCTAATTTATCTCCAAACCGCTTCGGGTTGAATTTAGATAGCATTTTAAACCTAGTTTCAACTCTGTTTTTTTGCCAATTTATAAACGCTGGATCAATCCTCTCGTTGCCGTCAGAACCGCACATAACTGGTGGAGTATCAATTAGCTCCAAACATTCTTCAAAAAGAATCTCGCATCCTGTATCCCTCGCTCGTGCGAAGGCTGAACGAAACTCTTCATCTTTATCTAACCATTTATAAATAGTTCTCCATTGAACGCTCCCTTTTTTACGGCAATATTCCCTAAGAGTTTTACCATGAGCGATCCATTCACAAATTCTTGAAGCTTCAATAGGATCAACTTTCTCTGTAGGTCGTCCTAGTTTTGAAGATTGTTTTGTAACGGTCTGGAGTTTGCCCCCTAATTTGGTATTTGCAGATTTTGGCAATTGTCCCTCTTGGTAAATTAAAGATAGTGCTAAGAGTACCGTAACCTAACCCTTCTTCG